AACATTTGTGTTGCATATCTTCACACAACAATGTGAAGAACTTACATCCTTTGGAGGTGTAGTATGAAGCCTATGTTAGCAGTGAATCTGCCGTCTATGACGGAGGCAACTATAAAGACCCTGAAGTTCCCATTTTTTGGCAGTCCCAAAGTAGATGGGGTCAGGTGTCTAGTCATTAATCGAATAGCGTACAGCAGAAACCTTAAACCTATTCGTAATGTTTTCGTACAGAAAGCCCTAGGGAGGGAGGAGTACAACGGTTTTGACGGGGAATTAGTGGTAGGCAACCCCACTGCTGAGGACACTTACCGAACCACCAACTCAATAGTAAGCAGCATATCGAAGCAACCAGAAGGGCTGAAATTTCTGGTTTTTGATGATGTTACGTCCTGCTTAAATCAGTTTAAAACTAGGTCTGACCTAGTGAAGGATAGGATTAAGCAAGCGAATGACCCTGTTCTAGCCGTCTTGCCGCAGACTGAGCTGGGCAGCTACGCTGAAATTTTGCAGTTAGAGACAGAGCTGTTGCAAGAAGGGTATGAGGGGCTGATGCTGAAGGGCAAGCATTCTGCCTACAAATTTGGTAGAACCACTGCCCGTGAAGGTACGTTTTTCAAGGTAAAGAGATTTTCTGACTCGGAAGCGGTAGTGTTGGGTTTTGAAGAGCTGTTACACAACAACAACGCCAAGACCGTTTCTGAGCTTGGCAACTCAGTGAGGTCTAGTCAGGCAGCTGGGTTAACCCATTCTGGGCTAATGGGTGCGTTATTGGTTCGAGATTTGTTGACAGGGGTAGAGTTCTCTATAGGCTCAGGGTTTACCGCTGAGGAGCGCCAACACATTTGGCAAAACGAGTCTCAGTACATATACAAAATATGCAGTTATAAGCATTTTGAGATAGGCGTGAAAGATAAGCCACGCCATCCTGTGTTTAAGGGGTTTAGAGCTATGGATTAATATAAATGTGTTGACTATATTTTTTAACAGTAGTAATCTTATTAACAAATAGGGAGCTTGCCTCTCGAACCTGCTAGGTCAGACCTAGCAGGTAACTGGAGATAACATGAACAATATAAATAACGAAACCGCCGCTGCGTATACCGCAGAGCAAACTGCAATAGAGGATGCCGTAATAGAGCGTGCTCTAAAAATCTGTAAGAGCAGGTTAATAGAGTTTGGAGATTATTTTTTAAGTCCTGATGTTACAGTAAAGTATTGTCAGTTGCTGCTGGCGAATGAGGAAATTGAACACTTCCACATTCTGTTTTTAAACAATCAGAATAGACTGATAACTGACGAGCGTATGTTCTCTGGGTCAATCGACTCTGCTTCAGTTTACCCAAGAGAGGTAGTCAAAGCCTGTCTTAAACACAACGCAGCAGCCGTAATCTTTACCCATAACCATCCATCAGGAAGCCAAGATATTTCTGAGGCGGATAAGAAGATTACGACAAAGCTGAAAGAAGCTTTACAAACCATAGATGTAAGAGTTTTAGACCACATCATTGTTGCTGGCACAGCCACTGTGTCGTTTGCAAACGAAAGACTGATGTAACTTAATTAAATTGGAGAACAAAATGTTATATATAAACAAAAAAGAAATAACCCTTGCAGTAAAAAAACACATATTTTCATTAAAAAAAGCCAAAACGTGGCAGGTGAACGTCACGTTTGGGGATTGCAGGCTCATTATTGAGTCTTGCACACCCCACCACATTTACAGCACCAGCACCTGTATTCCTCTTCCACCCGACGAGGCGTCTATATCTTTAGACATAAAGGAGTTCTTAAACTGCCTTAACTTCTGTAACGAAAAATCTATCCCGCTGGAGCTGACTGAAGGGGTTTTGAGAGTAGGTCAGACCGCGCTGAAGACTGCCCCACCCATAGAGTTCCCAGAGCGCTTTTGGGCTACCAACCTTTACACCGCTGAGGTGTCCGTCCCCATGCCTGAAATAACGGCAGCGATAAAGGCAGTGGCAGCGGGGTTGCCGAAGAAACCTGACATAAGGGATTGCTTAAACCATATTTTATTTTCCAGCAAAGCAAAAGCCACAGCCTCTAATGGGCACTGCCTGTTTAGCTCAAAAATACCAGAAATTCCACAGGATTTTCTGTTGCCTAAAGAGCTTTTATTTGCTTTTAGAGGCGACGAGAGCAGGACGGCTCTAATCTCCTTTTCTACCACAGAGGTAAAAGTAAAGACTAGCAACTTTACGCTTAGATATGAGCACAGCTCTGCAAAGTACCCTAACTTTGATAAGGTGCTAACAGGTGATAACACCTGTTACATGTTGAGCAAAAAAGAGCTGGTCTCACTGTTTAAACAGATAAACACACGCTACAAAGAAGAGCCGTTAGGCTTGCTGAAGATAAGCGACGAGGGCTTGTCCCTGACTGTAAAGGACACGGTAGTAGGTATGTCTGTATCCTGCTCAAAAGGGGGTAGCACAGAGATGGGATTTAATGTGGCATACCTCCTTACAGCAGTCAAAGACCTGCTTGGAGACAAAATAGAGATGGCTATTTTTGAGGGGAACAATATGCATGGACGTATCACTTTTAGTGATACAGTGACGACCAACCTAGTAATGGAAGCAAGACTTTAATAGAAAGGTAACCTTTCGAGCCAGCCCAGCGTAGGGCAAACAACAGCCTGTAAAGGCGAGGAAAATTAATGACAGAAAAAACAATAACATACAAGCACGGTGAATACTCTCAAGAGATTATAGATTTGTCAGGAGATATGTTGGAGCGGGAGCTACTGAGATTAAGACCTGAAGAAGCCTCCTATAATTCCGCCTCTCTGATTATAGATTATTGCTTTAGAAGATTTGGGGTGTCCCATTCAGAGAAGATGTATATGATCTACTTCAACAACTACTATAGAGTATTGTGTGCAAAAGAAGTAGGCACAGGTACAGTTGATGAAACAGTTGTTTTTAATAGGGAGATTGCAAGAGATGCAATAATCAACAATGCTACGAAGGTGGCGATGGTGCATAACCACCCGTCAGGGGAACTGGCGTTTAGTCCTTCTGATGTGAAAACAACACAAGATGTGCTTAACGCTTTGGCAACTATAGGTGTCGAGCTAATTGACCACTACTTAATTGCAAAGCGTGACTTCCTCTCTTTCAAAGATATTTATATGGGAACTTAACCGACAACTTAACAAGAGTTATAAAATTCTCTTCAAAAAATTACAACTGGTTGCTCGGGGAGGTAGATTACTTACACAACCATATTGATGTAGAAACCTTTAGATTTTTCTCTAAAAACGCATAAATTCACTAACACTAACACTATAGGACTAAAATGAAACCTTTAAACTTAACAATACCTGTAAAATTAATAAACCGCTCTGACCTTTCTGACCTTTTCAACTTATACCTTATACAACTAGAGCTAAGCTACATCCGCTCTGAAGGAGACGAGTGGGATACGCTAGTCCGAGAGCACATGGACATACTGTCCCACTTCACTTGTGAAGGAGACCCAGATGCGTACACGTTTTACAACATACTGTGCTTGCTAGAAGTTGGTGAGTATCAAGAGGCGAGTGCTTACTTGGAGGAGAGAATACAGCTTCGTAATACACAGCCTGAAATCTAAACTGTAACCTTCTTAGCAAGCCTTGCTTAGGTAAGGCTTGCTACACCTACTTAAAGAGGTAAATATGAAAACATGCAAAACATGCAAAACATGCAAAACGTGGGAATCAGGCGAATACACAGAAATGGGTTATTGCCGAAAAATTAATTGGGTTACAGACCTTACTTACGTGTCCTCCCCAACTCGTAAAGGTATATTCTGCCTTGGTGAGCGAGACAGTTTAAAAACAAATAAAGATTTTGGTTGCAACCTGTACACCGAAAGAACTTCACGCAAATTTCTTGAGGTAGCGGTACGGACACTTTTCTGTGACGTGGAAGGACAAGAGTTAGAGGTGTATCAGTGGCTTCAACAGTGTAAAAACCAAGACGAATGTCCTTACCTAGTGTGGGGTGCGTTAGCCGACCTGACCTACGATGCGTTACTCACCACCATTGATATTCTTATATGGGATTTAGAGAGGACGCTACGATGAATCTACTGGACTAGCCTAAAGAATTTACCTGCGACCTTGTTAAGCAATAGGCTGAATACACACATAACTCTGCCTACATCAAGGTCGACACCTTAATGAGTATAGTAGCCATCACCAGCAAGACCGACCCTGAATTTGTTGATCTAAAAACCAATCAAGGAAGAAGTATTTAAATACTTATAGCTACAACGTGTATAGTCTACTGCGTAATATTAGGTTTTATTAATAGCCCAAACAGGCGAGGTATCAAATGATTATAAACACACCAATAGAAGTAATCTCCTTAGATATAGAGAGCGAGCTTTGGGTATGCGTTGCAGGGCTGCTTATCTACATTAAAAGACATCCTAATAGGCTAAGTGTTTCTCTATATAAAGCAGGAGAAGAATGCCTAGAGCTGGAGTCCCTTACTTACCCATTAGCAAATTTAGGCAAGGAATAAGCACGCCTTGCTTTATTTTAACCATTATTTAAGTTTAAACTATGTACTGCGAACCTTGTTGGTTCGCAAACACTGGAGCTATCTTAGTGTAAACCAGTTCTATATTCTTAGAACTTTTACAGGAGTATGTTGTGATATTACCAAAAACGTATTTAACCGAAAGTATTTCTCAACCTTTTAGAGAGGTAAACACCTATAGGGATATAGATATAAAGCTCTCAGAGGGGTCACACATAGTGCATTTTATGAATTCTTCACAAACACAAGATTTGGAGGTTCTAGGACATTACGTTTTGCACCATTTTTCTGTGAAGAACAACCAAGCTTATTGGGGCTTTACATCCTTAGAAGGAGAAGCAGTAACAGGTTCTCTGCAATCTGAGCACCTATCTGACTCGTTATCTGCAAAGTTGATGTTTCCTGTGCTTTTACTGCACAGTAAAGGCAAGCTAAAAACTAATTTCAGATTCCGAACAGACAGTAGTTGCACAGTAATGCTGATTAATAAGTTTAAACAATTATTTAGGGGATGATAAATGCTTTACAGGTATTATCAAACCGAGCACAAAGGGGCTTGGAAATCTTGTCTAGCAGATCAAATAGATAAAATAGAAGGAGCACTTCACGTAACCGTACTTAGCACAGATATTGTTGCAGCCAAAGGAGAAAAACCAGATCTATCCTCAGCCAAATACTGGGGAAATTTTCTTGTAGACATTGACCACGGAATTCAGGAAGGTGGCATTACTGCTTCTATAGATTCTGCTAATAAGATCATGGCTTTTTTACTGCCAATGGTAAATAGCCCAAGCTTTATAAAGCTCTACGCTTCAGGGGGGAAAGGGTTTCATATAGAGCTGCCGTGGCAGTTGTTTTTCAGTAAGAAAAGAGTGTCTAAAGAACTACCTGATATTTATAAAGGCGTTGCAAAAGCTATAGAGGTTGGCTCAGAAGCCACAGGAATTGATTATGCTCTCTATGCTAAAAGCCGAGGGCATATGATTAGGGTTGCAAACAAGCCTAGAGAAGACGGAGCGTTTAAAGTACCCATTTCTTATTCTGAATTGCTAAACATGACAGAAGCTTCCTACCGAGAGCTGTGCTCAAAAGCAAGATCTGAGTACCATATGACAACCGAGATACCCGTCTGCACAGGGTTGGTCAGAATATTACAACAGGCTGAGAAAGGGCTTAAAAACAAACCTACCTACACCGCTGCTGCCACTGAAGTTGTTTTAGAGGGGTTTGGTGAAGTCCATCCAGAATGTGTAAATAAAATAACAAATTGGGAAGATATTAAAGACACTGCCAATTTTAATGCAGTGGCTGTACAGTTAGCTATCTACCTGAAGTCTGTGGAGGTTTCTGAGCATGTGGCGGACACCCTTATAAGTGAGACAGCAGAGAACGGACACTCCTCCACTTACCGTACACAAGAGGAGCGCGTTAGGCACATCACAGAAGACGTTAGTAAACATGTACACAACTTGAAATTTTCTTGTGCAGCGATGAAGAACTTGATAACTCTAGGGACTGCGTGCAGCAATTGCAAAGTACATCAAAATTTCCAAAAAAGCTTATCTAATTCTTTAGGTATTTTACAGACCCCTGAAGGCTATTTTTCAATAGGTAAGGATGGGGATGCTAGGCAGCTTACCAACTTTATCCTAGAGGTAGATGAGATTTACTACTTAAACGAGCATACAGGGAGAACCACAGTTGACTGGGTTCTAGCTAAGGTGGCGATTATAAGCCCCTACGGAGAGGTACTCTCCTATAAAGAAGTTGTAATTGACACGTTTTTAGACTCAAAAGCCTTTAAACGAGTTTTTTTACAAAATAGAGAGGCCTCGATCATTACAGCAAATTCTAGCGAGACCACAGCAATTATGCACCATTTACTCAAATCCTCTCAGGGGAAGCCTGGAATGAAATACGTTACACAAGCAGGGTTACAACGAATAACCTACACACCCGAGGGTCAGACCGCCAAGCAAACCCCTTTGGTTTGGGTTGAAAGAGAGTGGAGCATCGCCAGTGATGGTTTGGTCAAGGCTTTTAAGCTTAGAAATGAACCACACAATATGGTTCAACAAGAGAACAGAACAAGAATATCTGTACTGTCTGATTACCAAAATGATACCTTAGCTAGGCTTTTAAAGTGCTCCAATGAGTATGTTGTAGGCGTTTTACTAGGGTGGGTAGCCGCCACACAAGTTAAAGAGCACATTATGCACAGAATAAAAGAATTCCCTTTGCTTCATGTATACGGGATTGCAGGATCAGGTAAAACATCTATGGCTTCTTTGTTTTCTGCTCTAGGCTCTGCTGATTATCAGCGTAGACCTATCAGTGTAAGCAACACCACTCACCACGCCTTACGGGAAATGGCTTACTCCAGTACAAGTATCCCAAGAATATTTGATGAGTGCGGAAAAGAGAAGGTAAAGCCTACTTATTGGCCGACGGTAAAAGAGGTACTGAAATCCTGCTACCAGCAATCTGCTATGAACATTGGTGGGATAAGCAGTAAGCAGAAAATAGACACGCACAACGCCGTCACCTATACAGAAAGAGCCACCGCGCCTATTATTTATCTCTCTACCGTTGCCTCAGACGAGGCTGAACTATGGGAAAGAAGTATAGAACTCAAAATAGGAAAAGAACGCCTTACCCATGTAATAAATAAAACTAATTTTGACACTATAAATGACGACCCAGAACGCTGGGAAGCATTGTTCGACGTAGCCAAACTAATTATGATGAAAGCTATGTACAGTAAGGAAGCTCATATTTATAAGCTTTATCAAGAGGCTTTAACAGAAGTGCCTGCAAGCTTTGATATACGAGCAAAAAAATCCTACGCCTACGTTTACTTAGGCCTGAGGTTTTTCAAGGATGTTATGGAATATGCGGAGGCTTCTCAAGAAGTTTTACAAGCGTTAGCAGACGTTACCCATGCAGTTAAAAACACTACCACAGACACGGAAGAAGAGTTTACCAAACAAAACTCAAGAACTGAGTTTGACAACTACTTTGAGAAACTTAACCAAGCGCTGTCAAACTTAGATCACAACAACAACCCTGCCCTGCGATCTAATATTCATTACTTACGCATAGAGAATACACTGTATTTGAACATGGAGAGCGCACACATGGAATATATGAAAATATGCAGGATAACAGGTTCTTTGCCTGAGTTTAGACAATATAAGCAGTTCTTGGCGAGCGTTGAAGGTTACGAAATATTCTTAGGAGCAGAGAAACTTCCCAGTATTTTGGGAGGCTTAGCCTTGTGGCATAAATTTGATATTAGGAAACTAGAAGAGAGGGGGATAGATTGTGGCAGATACCAGCAAGAGCTATAGCTTAAAAGATTTTTACCAGCAAGCGGGGCTTACAGATTACCCCGACTGGGTAAGCAGAATTGAGGTTACCCCTTCAGGGGTGAGAGGGTATATACCTAGGCCTTACCAAATAAGTGGCTTAAACCATTTGGCAGCATTTAGTCCTAGATGTGCGATATGGGACGATCCAGGAACAGGTAAAACACTGCAATTACAGGCCTTCATGATCTGGATAGCTTCGCTGGGCAATAAATGCGTAGGTGTTATGCCGCCTGCGTTAGTTACTCAATTCCAAGATTCCTTGATAAATAATTTCAGGGGGGTTGAAAAGCATTTAAAAGTGGGCGTGGTGAATGGAGATAAAGCAGAAAGACAGCGGCAGATAGACGCATTTAACGCCACAGGTTGGGCGGACATACTTATCCTGTCCTACCCAACTTTTCTAGGTAGACAGAGGGCGGTTCGTCGAAACACCTTGACTGCCAAGAAGCAGGCAGAACTTAATCAGCTCAGCGAGGAGGAGAATTTTAGGGCTAGGTCAGACCTAGCCAAAGAAGCTGCTGAAAGGTTTTCAATAGAAAATAAAAAATACTTGTGGTATCCAAAAAAAGAAGTAAGTGCCCTTAACTTTAAAGGAGAGGTTTTAGAACACCTAGGCTACAACATGCTGATTGCTGATGAAGCCCATAAGCTGAAAAAGCCCTCCAGCGCAATTCACAAAGCGGTGAGGGATTTTGTTAAACCATGGGAAGGAGGGAACAGCAACGGGCTTGTTTTAGCTACAGGCTCGCCTATTGAAACTAATGTTGAAGATGCTTTTGGCCTGATTTCGCTGCTCGACCCCACCAAATACAAAAGCATGAAAGCGTTTGATTACAAGCACTGCGTACTTCTACAAGGAGTCAGGTACAGAAAGGTTCTCAGATATAAGAACCTAGATTACCTATATGTTTCTCTGTACGCAAAAGGCAGAAGAATGACAAAAAAACAAGCCTTCCCTGACATGCCTGCCAGAGTAATGACTGAAGTGCATGTAACATTAAGTAAGCAACACATAAATCTGTATAACAAGCTTGTTACTGAGCAGGTGCTAGAACTTGAGGATAAGCTAATTGACGGCACAGCACAGCAAAAAATGTACCAATACGTCCAACAAATCCTACTATGCCCAGAGAAGTTTACTGATACAAATATAAAAGATAATGCTCTTCTGGAAGCCATAGCAGATGTTGTAGATTCTCTAACAGGAAGGAAGGTACTTATATTCTCATGGTATCAACACTCAATACTTAAGCTTCGAGAACATTTTTCTAAATACAACCCTGCTGTTATTAATGGACAAGTAACAGGTGATAAGCGTGACGCAGAAAAGAGGAGATTTATAGATGATCCTTCCTGCAAAATGATGATAGCCAACCCGCTTAGCGGTGGAGTGGGAATCGACGGCTGGCAAACAGTTTGCTCATATATTGTTTTTGCCGAGGTGTGCCCATTTCCAGGTGCGTTTGAACAATCTATTGGCAGGCTTGAGAGATCAGGCCAGACTGAAACTGTAAACGTATTTTTGTTTGTTCCGACTAACACTATCGCGGTAAAACTACGTAACGACCTTATTAAAAAAGAATGGAACGCCAATAAAGCTGTAAGAGACAAAAAACAGCTGCTGTCTGAAATGTTTAGCAACGAGTTTATCGAAGGGTCTTTTGAATAAGGCTTTGTGGATAGACCATTATGGGTTAAAAAGCTGCCTTGGTTACAAAATAAATATAGTCAACTACTTTTTTTATGTTGATTACTTTATGTGTAAATAGTATATTAAGCTTTACAAGCCACAGAGGGCTTTGACAAATCTCTGTACTCACAGGCACCCTTGCCTACCTTAATAGCAATAGCAATAGCAATAGCAATATACTGGAGAACTACTATGGGATTATTACGTCCAAACATCGACCCTTCACAAGAAAATTTAGCTGTTATTGAAGAGATCGCACAAAACGCTGGTCAAGACGTTGGTCAGACACAGGAAGCTTCTAACAACACATCTTTAGACATTTACTCAGATAGAGAGTTAGAGCAGCTTCAAGACCTAAGTAAACGGAGCGCTTTCTCGACACAAGCATCCTTAGCTGGCGCAGGGTTTGAAGGTCTTGAGATAGGTTCTCGCTCATTCCCAATGATTTCCTTAAAAAACGACGGCCTGTTTGAAGACTCTGATGGAGCACCCTACGGCAAGAAATTCCGATGTAGGTTACTCTCTAGTCAAAGTAAGACCGTGATTCAAGCCAATCCAATCGAAGACAATAAAAAAGACGTTCTTTTTACTTACGACAAATCAATTTCTACATCTGGTCTCGATGTTCGCACTTGGGAAGCTGAAAAGACTTTACAAGGTAAGCGACTAGATCGTCGTGAGTACACTGATGTCCTAGTAATTATGGACGCCTTCGGGGAGGATTACGACGAAGAAATGAGAATTCTCTCTGTTGCCCCTAAATCAAGAGAGCGTCTAGCAGGGAAAATACAAGCATTAGCCATAAAAAATAGCTGGGACACTGAGCAATTAATGGAGAATATTCGAGAATTCACCCTCACCTGTGAGTGCGGCGCAAAAGTATTAAAGGCTCAGCAGCCTTTCTACCCTTGGAGCTTCGCGTTCAGCAAGTAATACCAAATTAAGCACGTTAGCTCACCTAATTGGGCAGCCTAGGCTGCCCAATCTTTTTATAGCCTACTTAGGCGTTTATCGGAGAAAGTTATGATTACCTTACTTGATTTGAGAGGGCTAGTGATCCAATCCTTACACTCAGGGTCAGACGGCGAAGACCGCAAAACAGCTGAAGGAGCCAAATTAAACAGCGTAGAACACTGCTTAAGTAACTTCACCACCAATTTTTTACTTCCTGCGACAGAATACAGCCGTCTTGGAGACATCATAGCTGTGTCTGACGCAGGGAATACCTATAGACGAGACCTTTTTCCTGCTTATAAAGCAAATAGGAAGTCTACAGACGAAGAATTAACAGGCAGGGTAAATGAATGTACTGAGGCGGTATGTGCTTTACTAAAAGGTTTTGGTATCACTATTGCCTACGTCGCGGGGTTTGAGGCAGACGATGTTTTGGCTTACCTTGTTGAGCATCTAAAAGGCAGGAAAATGCTGCATACGGTTGACCAAGACTTAATACAGTTGTCTTCCCACAATTGCAGCATACATATACGGTTTGTCGAAGTAGACACCTACAAAGTCTACAACACTGCGAAACCTAAAAAGCTCTTGATGGACGTGCTGCCAAGACACCTTGCGCTATATAAATCTATAGTAGGAGATACCTCTGACAACTACGTAGGAGTTAAAGGGTTAGGACCAGCAAAGTTTGTACACATAGCCGAGACTTTTGGGCTAGACGGCCTTGACGAGCTTATTGCCACTGTTTCTACGAATGATTATAACGGAATGTTGTCTGAGGCTATAGCCCAAACAAATGACCCTGTTTTAAGAGCTTTGTTTGACAACAAAGAACAGTGGCACCTGAGCTGGACACTGGCTAACTTAGCACCCGAGCTTATCGAAACCAGAATGAACAATAAATTTAATCGGATTACGTGGGTAAACCGTCTCCCAAGCAAAGAGAAGGTTTGTGATCTCCTGCACAGTACGGGGTGTGACTACTTACTTGATAGTGTGGAACACCTATTACCTACTAAGGAGCTTATTACCGCGCTAAACCCAACAGATTTAGTCGATCTACAGAAAAAAATAAAGGATTCCCCCTTTGTTTCTTTGGATTGGGAAACCACAGATACGTTAAAGCACATACCTTTTGTAGCGGCCTCCAGAGGCCGTGAATTTGTGGATACGTTATCTAGTTCTATAACGGGAGCAGGCCTGACCTACGGGGATAACTTACAATATACAAAGTATTTTGCGTTTGCACACGCAGACACCGACAACCTTCCCTTAAGCTATTTAGGGCAGATATTAGACTGTATTCCGAAAGAAAAACCTGTAGTCATACAAAATGCCTTATTTGAACTAACTGTACTTAAAAACACGTTTAAGCGCACGATAGCTACTGTGCACGACACTAAAATCATGGCAAGCTATGTAGACGAGAATCTATCTGCAGGACTAAAAGAGTGCAGCAAAGCATACCTGAATTACGATCAGATCAAATACCGAGATGTTATTGAAAAAGGTAAGACGATGGCAGACTACAGCGCAGAACATATTTTTCAATACGGTGCTGACGACCCGCTAGTGACTGCTCACCTGTACAACCACTATAAAAGAGTATTGGAAATTGAAGGGACATGGGATTTCTGTGTTGCTAATGAGTTTGGCATACTTGATACGCTTTCAGATGGGTTTATTGCAGGGGTTTCTGTAGATTGGGACGAGCTGGGTAGACAAGCTAAAGAGGATAGGGAGACGTATGCTGAGGCCATTTCAGGTCTTCGTAAGGCTATTAGAGATAACCAAACAGCTGAGAACATCGAGTCAGGGGTGCAAAGGCTGCTGATAGAGCACACTCCAAGGGTATTGGCAGCAGCAAAAGCTTCCGCAGATAAGAGAGGGACAGAAGTAAAAGAGTCTTTACATGAGGAGCTAGAAAATAAGCTTAGGCACGCAGTGACTTATCAGGAACCACAAGAAGTGGTCACACCTGCAACACCTGAGATGGTGTTGAGAGTAGTGAAACCTATTTTAGAGCAGCTAGGGTTACCTGCACTGGTATCAATAGAGAGCCTGCCAGCCTATATCAGCCTTGCTAGGCAAGAGATGGATTCTTCAGCGATTGAAAACAAACAGAAAAGTTTGTTTTTAGAAGCACTATCTGAAGCCCTACCACATAACAAGTCTTCAATAAAAGCAGCAGGGAAAGGTCGAGACCATCCAAAATATCTTGCCTTTAAAGAGGAGTGTTTAAAATATATGCACAGCACGATTTTGTATACTGGCACTGAATTAAATCTCGACTCACCTGTGCAGATGAACACACTTTTATACGGCATATTAGACCTACCTATAAGAATACGCCAAGCAGAATTAAGTAAAACAGGTAAGGCATTAGGTCTGACCGAGACAGCCTCCCAAGCCAATTACGACGCGGTAGTCACCGCGTTATCAGAGGATTGTAAAGAAGGGGTTTGGAAACATACTGCGTTGACAAACCTACTCACTGCTAGAAAATGCTTGACTAGATTGAACATGTTCTATGATACTTACCCAAACTGGAAACACCCCATAGACGATCTAATACATCCCCAAATTAACTCTTGTGGTACAGAAACTAGAAGACCATCAGGCTCTTCGCCCAACCCACTGCAGTGGCCAAAACGAGGAGAAGGCGTGAAATTTAGAAGGTGTATTATCCCAAACCAATCTCTTGGGCACGACCTCATAGTCTCTATCGATTGGTCACAACAAGAGCTTAGAGTTGCGGCGGCACTTTCTAATGATGAAGCTTTGCTAGACTGCTACATAGGCAAAGACGTGGAGCACATACTATCTGAGGACGTTAAAAAACTACTGGGGGAAAGGAGGCTACAGAGGTTTCTAAAGTCCGATACAAAGGACGTACACAACCAAACCGCAACTAATATCTTAGGTATGACCTATGACCAAGTCGTTGCAGGGCTTGAAAGCCAGGACAAAGAATTGGCCACCCGAGTTAAGGCAGCCCGTACCGCAGCAAAACCTGTAAATTTTGGCTCTACTTACGGCATTGGCCCGAAGAAACTCGCTGTCCAGTTAATTTGTTCTTATGACGAAGCGAAAGGATTTTTAGAGGCAAAAAAAGAATTGTATGAAGGCTTTGAGCAATGGAAAAAGAAGGTTGAAGACACTGCTAAGTTCAAAGGCTATGTGACAACTGCCCTTGGCAACAGGCGACATGTGTTTGAAGGTGTGCTGGACAGAGACGAAGGAATACGGTCTGCTACGATTAGACAAGCAATAAATTACCTTATTCAAGGGGTCTGCGCAGACAATCTTAAACGTACCCTGACCGAGATAAGAAATCAAAAAGTGCTTGAAAGAACAGGTGCGGTGCTTATTGCCCCGATTTATGATGAACTTGCTATGTCTGTAAACAGCCGACACGCAGCGGAGCTGATTATGAGTATCCACAAAATTATGACCCGTGACATACCAACCATGCCCGTTCCTATGCTAGCTGAACCCTCTTTAGGGGTTAACTTCGGCGACCAAATAGAAGTCGGCAGGTTTCCAACGTATGAAAAAATACAGTATGCTATAAGTAAGGCCTTTGAAGTAACTAAGGTCGCCTAACAGGAGACAATAATGACTATATTAGTTATGCTAGACACAGAAACAACAGGACTTAATCACAAGATTGATGACATCTGCCAATTTGCCGCCATTGTCACTTACGAAGGCTGCGAAGACGCACAAATACAGGTAATCTCAACCCTGTGCAAGCCTTCTACACCTATCCCGAAAGAAGTCGAAGCGTTGCACGGGATAAGCAACGACATGGTAAAAAACAGCCTTACATCCTCTGAAGTTATTAAAGAATTTGCAGAGGAGATATACACGTTAGCGAAGCGTGAAACAGTAGTGCTAGGAGGGCACAATGTCGTCTTTGACCAAAGATTTTTGATGAAATATTCTGAGAGTCTTTATCGAGCAGATACTATCTGTACTATGAGAATCGCGAGACGTTATTTTGAAGGTGCTCAAAACCATAAATTAGGTTACCTATACCGAGACTTTGCTAAGCTACACAGCCCAAGAACAAGCAAAGAACACGATGCTTTATCTGACGTATGGATGAGCTATGAGCTACTAAGGTTTTGGATGCAGAGGGACAACATAACACAGTCCTACGGCGAACTATCCCTACTGCTCAACACACCTAAAAATATCGGAAACATGCCTTTTGGAAAACATAAAGGAAAAGCAATGGTGGATCTCCCTGTTAGCTATCTACAATGGGTGGTAGAGCAACCTAGCATTGACTTCGATGTCAAACACACTGCAAGAAGATTATTACATGGGAACAACTAACAATTCAGGTAAGAAACTAGAAGCCGCAGTGCAAGAAGCCCTGCGGCTTCACCAAGTACAATTTAAAAGCCATTTTTTCAGACTCTATGATGCCACATCTTCAGGAGGTAGAGGACACACCCAAGCAGGGGACTTTGTCTGGCTCGCCCGTGCCGAAGCCTTACTTATAGAATGCAAAAGCACCGAGACAGGTAAAGACTTGCTTCAGTTAGTTTCTAGCTCAAAGAAGAATAGAGAGCAGCTACCTAGACACAAGGTCTGGAACCTTTCAGGACATAAAAGCTTATATATTTACGGAAATCTACTCAGCCAGCAAACAGCGATTTATTGGGGACTGGATGTAATAGCAGGGGTACAAAACAAACACGCTATCCTCCCTGTAGTTTTTGGGGAGTTCAGCAACCTACCTAACCAAATAAAATGCGTGTATGCGCACTTAGAAGGCACATATGGAAAAAAAGTTATTCTTGCTAATCAAGCACTTGGGAATCAGTAGATCTATCCGCGCAGGGGGGATGGTGTGTACTAATTTACAAACTTCTGGAGAGGTTTTATATATAGAATCTGGGCAAGTAGAAGTAACCCACTACTCCACAAACCCAGAAAAACTTAACTCAATAGGAGACATAAAAGAGGCAGGCAGCTGGATAGGGTTGGCCACAGCACTGCACGAAACCTGTACACATTGGGTAGAGGCAACAGCTCAGACGGATTGCTGTGTGGTGGTAATTAATGCTGTGAACCTACTTCAGCACTTAGCCGTTGCAAACTCACCCTGTTTCTCGCTCGTAGCAAAGATACTAGCTAAAGAAGCTGCTGAAACCACCAATAGTTTTAAACAATACATTTTAGAGGATTCTTTTGAAAGGTTTTGCACAAGCTTAAAAAAAGCAAGCGAATTGGGAATACACAGTAAAACCTCCTGCAAACTCCCTTACACTCCTGACGATATAGCCCGCTTTACTGGCAACTCAAAAGAGATGACGAGACGGTACACTGTGCGCTTAATTAAAGAGGAGAGGGCGTATCTTGACAACGAAAGAAAAATCCACCTTATTGGAGATTTACATGAACAACCTGTTTTGGTCTGACCCACACATAGGGGTAAGTAGAGCTTCTCACACCACACCTATTTCTCGTAAGGCACTTCAAGACGCTGTATACCTACAAGCCCTCGCCTTAGCAAAGAGCGTTGAATGCAGTGTCTGTCTTGGCGATTTATTTGACACGACTGAGAATTCTGAAGCCGTGATACAGCAAGGAGCCACCATTGCTTCAGCTTGTCGCCTGCTTCTTGCAGGCAACCATGATTTACCCAACAGGGAAAATAAACTAAGCTCTTTACAGTTACTGAAAAGCTTAGGAATGAGGTCAATCGTCCTAAGCGAGGAAGGTCACCGCTACCGCGTTGACGTTATCTGCGGGGTTTCTTTTGTATCAGTGCCTCACCAGCTCTCACAAGAGCTATTCATGCAGGCACTTAACGATTTAATAGAAGGCTTTTCTGCAGAGGAACCACAAGTGTTGCTGTTGCATTGCAATTATGACTCACCCTTTATTAGCGACACCACCTCGTTAAACCTAACAAAAGACAACGCAGAACGGCTGCTGACACGATTTTCTCATATTTTGATCGGGCACGAACACACCGCAAGGTCTGACCTATCGGGAAGGGTGCAGCTTTTAGGCAACACGCACCCCACATCTTTTTCAGATATCTCAGATAAATTTAGCTGGAGCTTTAAGGTAGAAGGCGGCAAGCTTTCTTTTATCTCCCAGCTAATTTGGTCTAAGGCTAAAGGCTTCAAGGAGCTTTCATGGGAGATTCTGTTGGCAGGTCAAGAGCAAACTGACGCAAGTTTTATTGATATTACAGGGGTTGCGCCTGTAGCTAAGCTGCCAGAGATAGCCAAAGCTATTCAGAAGCTGTGGCAGGTGCTGCACAATCCTTACATGATCAGAAACAACGTAAAAGTAGAAAGGGAAGTCATCGAGGCAGGAGATGTGCAGAAGTCCCTAAATATCCCTGCTAGGATTTCTCTGTCTTTAAAAGACTCCCCTTTGCTCCCACTGTGGGAAGACTACCTCAAGGAGGTCCAATGATGGAGAAAGTATTTTTATTTATTATTTTTGTTAGTGCCATAACCTTATCAAAATTACTTATCGATATGTATTGCGAAATAGGGATACTCACAATAAAAGAATTAAGTAAAAAAAGTCTACTTGCTCTCACAATAGTGTTGATTACACCTATAGGGTTGACACTATTTCTTTATAAAAAATTCTCGTTATGGAACTTCAAAAGGCGCAATAAATGATGTTTATATTTGTATATCTGTTGGCAAGCTTGGCAGTGCTGACGTATCTGACCCTCACCTCTTCAGCAGACCCGACTGAGGAAGGTGGGGACAAACTGGCAGAGGATATTATGTCTTGGACCTTACTAAGCCTAACTACCCCTCTATATCTTGTCCTGGTTATTATCGTTAAACTTATTGAATCTACAGAGAAACTTATTTTCGGAGCTAAACATGTTGAGTAACTTACAACTAAAAAACTTTAAACGTCACGAAGCCCTCGACCTTGTTTTTGAAGAAGAGCTGAATACATTGACAGGAGAAAATGCGTCAGGCAAGTCTTCTATACTAAAGGCTATCCTGTACAGCTTGTTCGGAGTAGCCGCAGCGGGGGCAAAAGACCACCTATGGAAGTGGGGAGCAGAAGGGAAACGCTCGGTGGCCTTGGCTATCACCCTGCCAGACTATGGCAGAGTAGCAGTTACTCGCACCGTTACAGGTGCGACGATTCTTACCGAAGACGGAAGAGTGCTTGCATCAGGCCAGACAGCGGTAACAAAGTTTATCGAGGATGCGTTAGGCATGGCGGTAAAAGACCTTAGAACCCTTTGTTATTCACCACAAGGCGAGACACAAGGCTTATTAAGTATGGGGCCTGCGGTACTCCAGCAGAAGGTTGAAAGCCTTTCACGGGCAGACGTAGTTGATAACGTACTGACTAAAATAAGTACAGACATAGCAAAATACGATGGCAAGCTAGAGGGGTTACTTGTAGACCTAGGTTTAGAGGAGATTACAACGAAAATCGCAGACTTGGATGGCTTCATCTTCTATAAAAACGAAGAGTTGTCTGGGGTTATACCGCAAGAGGTGTCCCTGCAACGCGCCAAAACTGCTTTAGTCGTAAAAGGGCGCACAGCACAAGAAGAGCTAAGCAAATGGAAGCTGTTAACCAATTCACTGGCCTCCCTTAACCTAACAGCCGAAGAGATTCAGCAAGAGATAAGTAGGGAGAAGGCTCTGCTAACAGACAACACTGCGGCGATGACGCGAGAATCAAAAGAAAGATACACAACATCACTAAAGCTAGCCGCACTGCTTACTGAAAAAACCGCTAAGATACGTGCCGCAACTACGGCAGCCACCACACGCAAAGGCTTAGAAGAGGACATTGCTGGTTACACCTCCACCTTAGTGGTTTGTGAGCGTAGGATTGCTGAAAATGCCCAAGTGAAGTGGTGGATAGAAAAAGAAGAGGTTGCACTAGCTGCCTTGTCTGCTGACTTATCTGAGACAGAAAAAAGCTTAGCAGGATATAAAGAGATGCTACACAAAGGCGTGTGCCCTACTTGCAAACAGCTCACTGCAGAGATTGATATAGCCTACTGCACCGCCCAAGCTCAGGAGCTTCAAGAGAAACTATCCACCCTTCAAGAATCAAAAAGAGCTATGTCGAGCAAGCTGGCGGAATTACTTAAAACCCTTCAACCGCTGCCAATGGACTACGATAAATGCAGAATTTTATTGACGGACAGGTCAGCCAGCCTTGCTGCACTTCCTGAAACCGACCAACTAGAGCTAGCCGTGTGGGTAAATGATAGAGCTGAGTTAGTAAAGGAAAGCGAAGATAACGAAGTACGCCTCACCAACCTTACCAAATTGCTTAATAGAGACGCTATTATTTCAAAAGGCATAGACACTAACCAACAACAGTATCAAGCCATATTACGCAAAATAGACGTACTACAAGCTGAGCTTGCTCCTTTGCTGGACAACAGCGAACAGATTGAAGCCATTACCTTAGAGCTGAAGCAGGTTGAGGCTGAATTAGCTCAGGTGGGCCTATGTAGATCGTCACTTGAAGCAGAGGTAACGATAGGTAAAGAGAGACTCGCTATTGCAAAGAAAGAACTTGAGAGGGTCAAAGCTGTCCTGAAGGAAAAAGAGGGTACGCTTAAGGTAAAATCAGACACAGAATCCCTGCAGAAGTTTTTACGTAAGAACCGTGCGGCGTTCGCAGGGGACATATGGCAAGACTTACTCTCTTATGCCAGCTCATTAGTGGCCTCCACAACTGAAGGCAGACTGAGTGGGTTGTCCCGCTCGACAAGAGGGGACTTTACCGTAGAGGAATGGGACAAAACAATCCCTGTCACCGAAGCATCTGGAGCGCAAAAGTCAATTATTGGCTTAGCAGTAAGAGCAGCAATGGCTAAGACCTTTTACGGAAAAGGCTTGTTTTTACTGCTAGACGAAGTGTCTTCTGACGCCTCTGACGCAAACGCAGCCGCCATAGCAGGAATGCTTAAAGGGTTAGATATGCAAGTAATCAGTGTCACGCACAGACAGGGTGAAGCAAGTAACGCAGGAACCATTATTAACTTAGACTAAAGGAAACACCGTGAACAACACTCGATACAAACAACTCTCTGAAAACACAGAAAAAAAATTCCCTGATGGGTTGTCGCTGCCTGTGGATATATTTAAAGACCTGCAAGAATCCCTCCATGTATTTAATGATATAGCCAACACCGTAGACGGGATTAAGAAGCACATTATCTACAAGCCTATAGATACAGCAGGTAAAACCTGTTTACTGCTTACGCAGGCACAGATAGAGATTCTTCATGCGGTATTGGGTATGCTGACGGAAGTTTCTGAGGTACTGGATCTTTTGTTGATTAAAAACATACTGGATATAGACAAACAACATCTCTCGGAAGAACTAGGTGACCTCATGTGGTACGTGCAAATAATCCTACGAAATACGGACTTAGAAATGAGCGACATTAATGAAATAAACATCAAAAAGCTTGCGGCACGCTTTCCTAACAAGTTTTGTTCCGAACGCGCTTTGAAGCGAGATTTGGAGAACGAAAAACAAGCAATGGGATCAATATGAAGCTTATTACAGGTGCAGCCTTACGTGCTTTTGCCTCAGACCACATAGCAGGATACCTACCTAGCTTAGTAGGGGTAACGGAAGTAGATATACGAGTAGGAGAGAGTATCCGCATCTACCCAAGCACCTTACAAAAAGACACGGTAGACCTTACTGCCACCACCAGTGACCTGCTTTTTATCACTAAACCTATACTGGAGAGTGGAGTTTATTTGAAACCAAGAGAGTTTATCCTGCTGCAATCGCACGAGTTCTTTACCATGCCTAGCCACGTACAAGGTATGCTGACTTTACGCTCTTGGGCAGCCAAGTCTGGGTTGTCGCAAACGGCCTCACTAATACTGAAGCCAAACTGGAAGGGCAACCTTATACTGGAGCTGACCAATGATCTGTCTCTGGTAACGCTAGTCATAAAAAAGGGTTTACCTATTGCGCAGACTCAATTTTATGACATCAGCGAAGACTTAGAGCTGGGCAATTACACAGAAACACAGTGGTGAGCCTCATGAGCAAAGACGATAAAAGCATTTATTACGACGCAGGGGGTATTGAAACACTGGACATTATTAAGGCGAAACTAACCCTAGAACAGTACCAAGGTTACTTACTAGGTAACGCAATAAAATACCAATGCCGTATGATGCATAAAACCCCTGACAACCCTAAACGTGACGCAGAAAAAGCAGTGCACTACACCACATGGCTCAGAGATTCTTTTGAATAGCCTCCCTGCACTTTGCTATACTGAAATACACCTAAACTAAATTAAGAGTACGAAATGGAATATAAATTAAAAAGCGGTTATGTCACCATCCCAGCAGAAGCTTCTTCTATCGAAGAAGCGAAAAAAGAAGCAGACAGCTGGTCCAGCTACAACTCAGAAAACTTAGAAATACTAAACAAAGACCATGAAGTGGTGGCAATCAGAAGGTGGCAAGGGTCTTTAGATGCAATTGAAGATGCTATAGATCCTATACAGTTTGGGGATTACGGTTATTTAAGAGATTGGGAGTGGGCAATATGAAAACAGTGTTGTTGGAAGATTTTACAATAGGCACAACTGACCAAGACGCAGAAATTGGTGATACGGTAGTGGTAGACTTACACGACGAAAACGGCCTACCTATTCAAGTTGAGGGGGTAATTGAGGATATTTTAGTGGAGGATTAAATATGGCAACTCCGACAGTAAAAACTATCTGGGTGTTTGACTGTAACAGGCGCATTTATCCACAAGGATCTACATTTAGCTCGCCTATTTGGAGGGAGCATTATGCGAAACACAGCATCGTTGCTGAGACCCGTATGTCGTGGATAACGGCAACAGGGATTAAGTTATCAAAAGCACTTCGCGAAGAGTTTGTCTTCAGTGAAGAAGAGCTAGACCACAAAGAGTTTCTATATCTAAACCTTTACAAGATTGCTGACCAAGTAAGACAACTGAAGGACTACGAAACAGTTCTGCGCATAGCAGAACTAGCACACTACACAGCCTAAACAACACCCCTACTAAATAGTTCTATCTACTTAGTAGGTGGCGTGCTAATCTATAGCCTTACCCACAGGTCTATAGAACATGAGCAAAATAATCTTAATCGCCGCACAAAAAGGCGGGGTAGGTAAATCTACTGCCGCCACCAATCTAGCTGTAGCTTTGGCAACACAAGGCCATACGCCTTTGGTTGTGGACGCAGATGAGCAGGCTACTACGTTTGCTTGGTGGATTGAGCGATCCAGAACCTTCCCTGACCATGCGCTTGTTCAGTGTGAGCAAGAATATGGAGAGGTTGACCACTACATAAAACAAGTTGCGAAAGGCTACGAATACGTCTTAATCGATGCCGCAGGGCACGACTCTATAGAGATGCGCACCGCTATGCTAGCGTGCGACACCTTACTCATACCTTTTAGACCCTCCCAAGCCGATATAAATACCATCCCGCACATGGTTAAAGTTGTCTCCCACGCGAGAAAACTAAACCCTGCCCTATCTGCCTACGCTTTTTTATCTGCAGCCCCCACAGTAATTAATAGCAAGTCCCTAGAGCAGAGTAAACAGGTGTTAGACAACTACCCAGAAATTACCTTACTCACCACCGTTATTTACGACCGACTAAGCTACATAAATGCCCTCTCAGATGGATTAGGCGTTGTCGAACTGGAAGGCAAAACACCTAGCGAAACCAAAGCAAAAAAAGAAATAATTTCATTATTACAGGAGATACTATATGGCTATCAAACCAGCAACTACCTTAACTGACAGAGAACAATTCCTCTACGACTCAAACAATAAGAAAAAAATGGGTTCCCTGCTTGGGGATCTGCAAGATATGGATGTAGAGCAACTTACCGACCGCTGGGAAAGCATCGAAAACCAATCAAAGGTCATGATATGGCTTATAGCCTACCACCTGCGAGAACGCTTTGCGTCCAATATAAAATTTGGCAACTACATCCAAGAACTACGCCAAAGAAATCCTTACCACCCGCTATGTGTGAACGCACACTCCTCAGTTAATCGCTTCATTCATGCAGGTAGATTTGCGTTAAAACACAAAATAACTGATATTGATAAAGTAGGGTTAAGCGCGACAGTATTGTATAAGCTGTCCAGCCCTGTTAACGAAAACGTGGCAGATTCTGTTTATAAAGAAATACGTTCAAAAAACCCTTGCGTTGCTGAAGTAGACAGGTTGATTATGCAAAAGAAGTCCCTGCTTTTAGGTAGCAGCCAGGTAGCTGAAACTTTTATGGATAAGATAGAAGAAGAGACCTACAGGGCACCAAAAGAGAGAGTATTATTAGCCGTAATAGACAACGTAGTACAACTCCCAAACGCGGTTAACGAAGCGTCTGCCTTAGCAGTAGCTCCGCAAACCTTTGTGCTACCAGAAGCGAGGCCAGCAATACAAGAAGAAGAAAGCGACGAAGACACTGATGAAATCTATGAACCTCCACACATTGAAACAGACGGTGTTCACTATAAAAGAATGTCAATTATCAACCATTTGAGTTCTTTTTCTACCAAAGGACTCTCTGAAGACGAGATATTTTCAGAAATGAAGCAATTTTGTTTAAGCATTGTGGAACATAAGGCGGTGTCATTTTTAAACATGAACAAGCTATTAAAGCAGCTTATTGATGTAAACACCCAAGCAGGGTATGGAAATTAACGAACCCCCTATGGTACGCGTACAAGCAGAGGCGTAGGGGGTTCGTTAAATTATAAAACTATTGCAGGAGCGAAAGGGTTTGTTGGCCACACCACATCAGGGAAGCCTTCCTGAGTAGGCAAATCACGAAGAGCTTGGCGATACAACCTAAACTCTGCAACAACTTCTGCAGTAAGGGGCACATCCCCTAGTTGTGTCCAATCTGAAGCCGTTAGAAGGTAGTCTCGTTGCTGCTTAGCCCTAAGCAGCAAAGAACCTTCTCTTTTCTGCATCTCAGCCGCTCTAACCTCTTCAAACTCTTCTTCAGTAAGGACAGCTAGAATACCTGCCGTGTCTTCAGCCACCGTGTCAGAGCATCGGCTGTAAAACAAAGGCACTGCACAGGGCCACTCTGATTCATTGGCTAGTAAAAATTCAAAACCCTCAGAATCCTCGATGTCTGGAGACATAGGGCCGTGCGCAGCAGGCTCTACAGACACAGGACGCTTAGTAATTACATCGATATATGTGTATTTAATTATCATAATGTTTATGGAGAAGTTAAAAATAAAGTTAAGATACTAACACTTTTCTTGTGGCACGGATTCTAAAAGGTACATACGCCCCCATGTAAACGGTGTGATACCCGTCTACGAACCCTATTGCGTAAGTGGCACCTATAGAGCGAACAGGGTAACCTCCTATAACAGTACAATAGTAACTGCTTGAGAGATAAAGAGTAAGCCTGTCGGTAGTGTACACAAACTCTTCGGTACGAGTTGGACCCTCACAGAAAAATTTAGAAGCGTAGGAGGGGTAATTTGCGTACAAACCTGCTACGGTATCAGCGTTAGGGAGGTCTGAACGTGGAGGAGTAAGTGCATAGGTGGTATAAGGCCTAGCAGGAACTGAGTAAGGGTTCCCACCGTACATAACAGGAGTGAAACGACCGTCCACATACGGAGTTGTCGGCGAATATTTAGCTGGGTTAAGATAAAAGTACATTAATTCCAGCTCATAATAACTAGGTAAATACCAATCTGTAAATCCACCTATCGTTAAACTTCTACAGAATTTCTCAGCTGCGTTTGCCGAGGCCGTCCCCTTGTTTGAATTAGCCAAACCATCTATCACAGAAGTACCTGTAGTGGTTACATCGTAATAGTCCCCGACAAGGCTTCCAGGATAGTAGTTGTCACCTTGTGCTTTCGGAGCTACCACCAGCGCGTAGATTTTGCCGTCCAGAGTAAACCTTCCTGAGTAATACCCCCCTTGAAAAGGCTCCCCAATTGCAGGGAGTTGTTGATTTGAAGTCGAGAAAGAGGCTTCTGTATAGCTACTTAATCCGTAGGTTAAACTTCTGTACCTGACAACTAAGTAATATCGTGAGCTGACAGTCAGCACAACTGTGGCAGGAACAGAGACGGAAGTCCTATTCACGGTGTCATTGATTGAACTCCACACCAGCGTGTCTGTTCTCCCTGCACCTGCCCAAAGCTCCCAATCTGTAGAAACATGCACATCAGTCAAGCCATTTGAAATAGCTAAAGCACTTGAAGTAAAGGTAAGGACAGACACAGACACAATAGGCACAACAGGCACAACAGGCACAACAGGCACAGGAGGCATAGTAATTGTATCCTGCACTGCTACTGTCCTCGTCACTACCTTTGATTTGTTGCTGTAATTATCTACCGCTACCACAGTAATAGATAAGGGGTCGCAAGGGTACTCAGGCACCGCCAAAGTCAAGGTAGCTTTGTTGGCTGCAGCGGGAACAGTGCGGGTGCCGTTTACCCAATCCGTCACCGTAAAAAAACTTACCACGGCCCCTGACAGTAACGCAGACCCTTCTAAAGACACTGTAGCGTTAAGTAACTCTGGCAGAGGATCTAACATATTTACTGCACACCCTACTACGCTGAGAGAGGGGTCAGACAAAGTAGTTTTTTCCCATGTAACGCCTGTGCTGGTAATTACTTCTCCTGCACGGTAGCCGTTCCCCTCCACGGTTACGAAATAAGTGAAGCCTTTATTACTACTGTCCGCAACAGGCAGAGGGGTGCTTTGATCCCAATAACCTTTAAGTAACATAACTACCTCTGCTAATTTAGCCTTTTCAGCAATAGTAAAGTCTTCGGAACTTAGCCCCTTGCCTGCGACTTTATCTACTTTAGAGATAAGCTGAGCGTCTACGAAGGCCTTGTTTGCGTTTTCTTCTGCATTGATGGCGGCTAATTTAGCCTTTTCAGCAATAGTAAAGTCTTCGGAACTTAGCCCCTTGCCTGCGACTTTATCTACTTTAGAGATAAGCTGCGCGTCTACAAATCTCTTATTAGTGGCATCGGTATCGACCACAGGGTCACGTAAGTTAGGGACTTCTAATCCCTCTGCTTGCCCCTTCTTATCTGTTAAAGTTATTTTTGTCATTTATCTGCCTATCAAGGTTCTAAGAGAAGTGATTTTTGTTCCTGCAAGAAAGGTTGTTACAGAAACTACTAAATAACCTTCCACTATATTTCCATCTAGCTCCAGCAACCGCTCACTACTATAAAAAGAGTTTATTTCTCCAAAAAATGTAGAAGAGAAGTTATGAGTAAAAAACACTGAAGTAAAGTGATTTAAGTTACCAGAGAGTGCCTGGACCTGATAAGTAACCGTACCAACTTCCTCTAATAACATATTATCTATTACTACAACACTAGGGAGTGAAACATTCTTAGAGAAGTCCTTAAAGCTGCTTTTGCTGAAGTTTATTTTTTCTGATACCGCCGCTTGAATCTTTCCGTAGGCGTAAGTGCAAACCAAATTATATCCTTCGTAAGCTGTAGAGCCTATATTAACAACTTTTCCTGCTACGTTTGGATTACTTACATCTACAGCCACCACATCTCCTGGGGCTAGTACAGTACACCCCCACACAAGCCCACTAGCAGGAACGTAGTTTAGCACTACCTCTCCACCAACTAAAGGGTGGGACTCTGTAGTAAAGAATATATCGTCTTTAGTGTTAGTCCAACATAGTAACCACTTTGTATTAGCTTCATCCCACACATAGCCTGCAACCCCTCCTCCTACAAATACATCAGCAATAGCGTCTTTTACAGTTACCTGCATACCGTCAAACCTATTTACAAGCGCATCTCGCTCATTTATAGTTTCAACAACCTTATCCCCATCGTTTGATATAACTATGGCCATACATCCCCCTAAAAATAGAGGCTCCACCTAAAAGATGGAGCCGACAGGTTACACAGCTACATAGAAATACTGTACAGCTACACTGTTATTGTGCCACTGACCTGAAGTATCTGTAGAAACAGTGAATGTTTTACCTGTGACATCGCCTGCGTCACTAATAACAGGAGCATCATAAGAAACCTTCGTTACAGGATCGGTAAAGCGAACAGTTCCGAAATTCACTATCCCGTTAACACCAGATTTTGGAGTCTGACTAAGGGTAATAGAGTTGTTGTTTACCAGTACATATTCTAACTTAGGTACTGAACCTCCCTGTGCTGAAGAACTATTAGCATAGGTTTGCATAGATGCCAATAACGCGGCTTCTGAAAGCAATCTAGCATCCTCTTCTACCTTAATAGCTGCGTTACGAGCAGTAATTTCAGACAACATTGCCGCGATACGGTCCGCCGTTTCATCGGCGATTTTCGTATCTAACGAAGTATACAACGTGCTTCTGGTTGCGGCTTCGTTATTTACAGCCGTCTCAATTTCGCCCAATGTATCCATTGCAGTGGTGACGGAGCCTTTCATTAAAGCAATAGCTGCGTCAATATGCGAAGTAATAGCTGCGGCTACATTTGCGTCTGGATTTACTGCGATATAATCAGCAATTTCTTTTAAAGTATCAAGCGCGGCAGGTGCACCACCGATGACATCATCAATAGCTTTACGGAAAGAGCCGGTAACCGAAGCATCTCCGTTTACCAAGTCTAATAAGCTCTTAGCTGTGGAGAAAGGACCTGAAATATGTGCAGACAAAGCATCTGAGATAGCTTGATCAGCTAACACTCGCGCATCGGTTTCTACTTTAACTGCTGCGTCACGAGCAATCACTTCATTTGCTACCGCAAGAATACGCGCATCGGTTTCTACTTTAACTGCTGCGTCACGAGCAATCACTTCATTTGCTACCGCAAGAATACGCGCATCGGTTTCTACTTTAACTGCTGCGTCACGAGCAATCACTTCATTGGCTACAGCCAAGATTCGTGCATCAATCTCTGCTTGCACAGCAGCAATACGTGCATTCTCTTCCGCTAATACTGCGGCAGCTCTGTCGGAAGATTCTAAGGCATCAGCAGCGTGTAACGCTGCTAACTCGTCGGGTAATTGGTAGATTGTGGATTTTGCATAAGTAATTAATGCCATGTAAACTCTCCTTATATTGATATATTAAACGGTGTTACTTAGTCCGCCAACTGAGAGTATTGCTGGCTATATTAGCACAGCTACACGTTCTTTTCAAAGCTATG